TCCACGACCAATACAGCCCACTACATGTTCAACTTCAACGTTGTTTTCATATACCTTGTAAGGTACTGCGATTAGGTCGGGAGTATTCCACCCAGCTCCATAGTTATCAGCAATACGACCATTCACCCGGATCTTGTTTTCCCGGTTAGAAAGTTCATTGTTTGCTGAAGAAGACTGGTTAGTATTTTGAGTCGTTTGTGCTATTGATGGCGTCGGCATTAAAAATGCGATCGCAATACTAATCACAATCGAAACAATAGCCGCGACCCATTTAGGGTTCTCAACTACGATAAAAGTGCCCGGTAAGAAATCAAGCTGCTTTAAGTCATATGCATTCTTCGGTGTGACTTCATTCGCAAATGAAATTTCGGCATGATCCATATTGCTTGTAGTATGAAAGATACGGACATGTTCAGGCATATGTTCATATTTTGAAGTGAGCCATTGCCCAATCGTTTGAGCTTGTTCAATTGTCTTTTCTTCAGACAAAGCATCTTTTTTATAAATAACTTTAATCATAATAACTGACCCGATTAAACCCCATTCCCATCACGACCTCTTCAGGCAAATATGTGACTCCGCTTTCCATGAGGTGAAGAATCTTTTGCCCACGAAAAAGCCCCACATGCGGGGGCTTATTTCTTTGTCTAGGATGGAAGGCGACTATGCAGCCTTCCTTGGGTATGGGCAGCGGATTTAAAAGTTTTAACCGTGAAGATAAAAAAGTAATTTTGCCCTTAGGCTGCATAAAGAGTTCAAGCGCTTCCGCCCGATCTATACCGTATAGGTCCATTGCAGCTTCATGAACAAAGTGAACACAATTGTAGTGTTCTTCGTCATATTGCCTATCGAGCAAATGATCATGACCTTTCATATAGCCCCCTTCAAGCCACTAAAGCGATCCAGTGCAAAGATATCTCCGGTTTTAGTGGTATTTAATCGCGGTGATTCGGCCTTGAATGTCACAGCCTTATGGTTCATGGCAACACTGGAGAGTTGCAGTCCAAGTAAATAAAACATTGGAGAATTCAGATTGTCTGAACTGTAAATCCGGTAGTTTACTGTTGGCTTTACATCTGGATATTGCCCTTCGATTACCCGTTCAAACTCATCAGGCATCACATCACCTAGACCAGAGATAGAAACGGTTAATGTCTGGTCCAGATCACCAAGCATTCCGGATCTTTGGATTGAGACTGGCAAGAACTCATAATAGACCTGACCGGATCCTTCCTTATGTTGTACATAGACACCTCGGTCATCATTACGGACCACCCGGTAAGTATTCATAAAAGAAGGGTGTGATAGTTCAATACATTCCAGTTGATAAACATCTACTTTCCGATTGAAAAAGAATTTGGCATATTCGTTATCCATTAGACCTCCCAATCTTTGATAAGTGCCTGATCAGCGATAAGGTTAGGCTGGTTTTGAACAACTTCGAGCTGTGCATTTACCCGGTAAAGGTTGCCATTCACTTCATTGGTCTTGAACGAGTTTGGAATGAAATTGCATAGATATTGCTGACGTTCCCCCTGATCAATCACCAGATCCGCATAGAATGAAGCCGGCTTATTCTGGTAGACCCGCCAGAACGCCATCATTTTATTGAAATCTGTTTTACTTAAATTCCAGTTCACATCGACAATATGACTATTACGTTTTACATCGATGTAATAGCGTCCTCGCCCTCCATCCATCTGCTGACGCTTTACATCATCACCTGGTGTTACGCCATAGCCGCTGGTCTGAGGATTTAGCTTTAACTTGTACATAACTTTCCTTCAGGCAATAAAAAACCGACCTTTAATTAGGTCGGTTTCTATGATTTTAACGCTAGTATTATGGTATCTAACTTCCATATTAAGATGGGGATGGTGATCATTAATACTGATTTACCTACATCCCACCAAGTATATTTATCATTCATCGAACTACCTCTATCAACTTTGCAAAAGCATTAATAATGTTCGAAAACTGCCAAAGAAAAATTCCCAATAAGATAGATCCTGTTACTTTTACAAAACCATATTTTTCCATAGTTGCCTCTACATATTTTAAAATCACTGCTATAATTTCAGGCATAGTAATACTTCTCCTTAACTTTGCTCGGTTGAGTTGAATTGAAAACCTCAGTGCGCCAACACTGGGGTTTTTGCTTTTTTAAGTGCCCTTATTGTTTCATTTCAAAAAAATGTCATTTATTCATTTTTCCTACTATGGAAAACATAGGCATAAAAAAACCACCCGAAGGTGGTCCTTTCATAATATTGGCTGTCAATAGGCTTTAGAAGAGACTAGGTGTTGACACTGTCAACAGCTCTTCTCTCTTATACCGGCATCTTTAAACGGTTTTACTTACACTCCATTAACATTACTCTCCTTATACCTGTAACTTTAAAACTATCGATTCCGTCTTGCTGTCGTATTCTCAGTCAAAGACCGACTAATAGTTGAGTTTGGATTACCGATTTGATCACTAACAAGCTTCGGTACCGTTCTTGGAAGCTGCTTATCCAGTTCATCTTTAACAATGATCCGGACTGTTTGCTCATCCAGTTGTTCAGCTTCAACTGTCGCTCCACTCACCTGATTAATCACTTCAATTTTGAAATTGATTGTCGGTGTAGAAGGTTCAATTGAAGGCATAATCTCAGCTTGAGGTCGAGCAGCTTGACCTATCGTGAAGTCTTGAACATCCTCAAGATTTGATCGATCCTGAACTAAACCATTGGTTGAGAAGTAGACCTTGCCATCGTGGTATAGATCAGAAGTTGCTGAAGTAGGCACGTTGCCATTGCCCTTATAAATAATATGATCATCTTGAACCGGTTGATTAAAGATGTTCGAGATTTCTTTGCTCTGGTTAAAAATCCTAGAGCTCTGATTGGCCCGATTCAAAATACTCTCAAAAGTGGTATGGTTTTGAGCATAGTTAGAAACAAATGATTCTGGACTTGTCGCCCTTCTCATCTGTTCAACTTTATCAACACCACCCCATTTTTTAATATCATCTTGGGACCAAACAATTTCTCCTTTATGCACGGCACCAGCAATCTCATATTTCTTACCTTTGCCTGTATATCCTCCATCTGCAAAACCATTGTCTTTGAAGATAGAAACTTCTTTCAGCAATTCTTTCTCAGCATTCTGCACAGTACTGTTTGAAACATTACTATTTAGAACTTTTGAGTTAGAAAGGTTAGATATATTTGAAATCGACTTGTTGTCATTAAATGCTTTTGAACTCAAGAAAGAACGGTTAAAAACATTCTCTATTGAAGTGTTGTTCTGTGCATGATTATTGATAAATGCTTCAGGGTTTGCACTCTTACGCATATTTTCAACTAACCCAACGCCACCCCAACGGCGAATATCTTCTTGGGACCAGACCACCTCTCCTTTATGGACAATGCCTGCAGGTTCATATTTTCCACCAGATCCAGTGTAACCACCATCTGAGAATCCAGCTATTGTTTGCCCAGCGATCAAACCAGCATTTGCGTATCCCATAGCAAGCATGGCGGTTGAAGCCGCAATTTTTGCCCCAAAAAATGGGATCGTTGCATCAGCAGCTACTTGTGTAGCTGCCAAATGAGCAGAGATAATCGCAGAAGCAATAGCAAAGGATTGTTGAGCTATAAACATTGCCTTAAAAGAGCGTGAATTTTCACCACGCGCATCCTTAACAATTTGAGTTAAACCTCCCCATGTGCTTGAAGCAGATGAAATCATCTGACTGTATAATTGCAATTGACTGTCGTGATCTGCTTTTCTTGCATCAATCGCCTTCAGGTGGTACTCATTATCCATTTGCTGTCTTGCTTCTTTGAATACGCGCTCCGCCTCCAATCGTTCCTGATAACTAGCTTTTTCAGACTCCAAAACAGCCGCAAGATTATCTTTCAACTTTTGATAAGTTTGAGCATAATCTTCATCCAATACTTGCATATTGGTTTGCTTGGGCTTGGTGTAGTTTGTCGATTTAAGAAACTGACTAGAGGTATCATACTGATCAATTGTTGGATTCCCCACACCATTACGAATAAAATCAGCCTGAAATGCACTCATCTTCCTTCTACGCTCTTCAAGATCAGTGATTTTTGATATTTCATCATACTCAAGAGCATAACGTTTTTTGATACGCTCCATTTCTCCCAGCATGAATTGCTCAGCCTGAAACAAACGTTGCTCTTGAGCAAGTTTCAGTAATCCTAACTCTTGCTGTTTTTGCAATTTCAGGCCATCTAAAGCAACCTTTCTTTGATCTTCAGAGAGTTTACCCTCAGCAACTAATCGCAAAGAATTGGTTTCATATGTGTAATCAAGCTTTTGTTCTTCAGTCCACTTATAACCATTTACTTCAAAATCAAATTGCTTCTGAGCTAACTTATCTTCAGCATCATAACGCTCATTAATTTTTGGGATTAAATTTGATTGACCTAAAATGGTTGCTTTGTTGATTTCCTCCTCACGTTTTTTGCTTCTAGCAACTGTTTCTGAGTCATATGTTGCCTGTAGCTGCTTAACTTCCTCAAGAGTTTTAGCTCGTGCCTTATATGCTTCATCTTCAAACTTTGAAAGATCGCCGATTGCTTTTGAGGCTGCTTCGGGGTTATCCCCTAAAATTTTACTAAGCTGATTATAGTAAGAGTCTTGTTTGGCTAAATGCTGTGAAGCTTTAGCTTTGCCAAGCTTTTTCCCGTCATAGTCCCAGCCAACAAAATTTTTGGCAACGACTCTCTCTAAACTTCGATAGTCTAAATCGTCATTAAGAAGAGCTGCTTTAGATTTACTATAACTTTTATCGGTCATCGCCTCTTGCACAGCATGTTTAGCCATTGCATCTAATGCATCTTGAGTTTGCTGGATTTTACCGTTTTTATCCAAGACTCCTTGCCCTTGTAAAGACTGCATTAATTTAGTTGAGCGACTTTTTTGCCATGATAAAAATCCTGTGTTGGTATAACCATTATTGGCATCTTTGTGACTACCAAACATTGCCTCATTTCTAAAATCAGTCTCTCGTCCAACTTGAGCTGTCATTACACGAGCTTGTTTATCGCCTAAGCCTGCATTACGGAAGGATTGGTAAACCCGAAGCATATTTCTCACTCGCTCATTATTCCCCGCAAGTAGAACAGCTTGTTTGGCAGCCTCTTTGGTTTGTTTTTCAACCTCTTTTGTTTGCTTTCTGGTAGACTCAGAAATGCTTTCTTGTAAGTCCTTGACTTCCTTCTGCTTCTTATACCAAGCCTCAAAAATTGCATATTCCTGACCAGTTAAACTTCTAGTCATCGGAATTTTATTGGTGGTATAAAACTCTGATGCTGCACGCGCCTTATCAAGACCCTTTTCACCACCACCAAATGCAGCGGTGTTTTTTATAAGAAAATCATTTTTCAGATTATCTTTGTTGGCATTGTCTCGTAATTTATTTAACTTTTCTTGTGCAGCGACTTGGTTATTTAATTCATTTGTTTCTCCTTGTTGAGCACCAAGTACAGTTTGATGTTGTTTTAGGTACTCATTACGCAAGTCGTTTTGTTTCTTCAGCTCAGCATTAGCCTGATTTAACGCAATTTTAGACTGATCCGTTTTAATGGCATATTCTTGCAATTTCTTAATGTTATCAACCGGAACTTTGGCGGTACTGTTGAACTTGCCCACAGCATCAGTTGCTGAAATTTGATTTAAAGAATATGCCTGGATTACCTTATTCAACGATTTAACTTGTTCTTCGCTACCACCATTTAACCGAATGAATTCCACTTGTGCTCTTAGTGAATCAAGCATTTGTGTTTTCATGTCAGTGAAATTTTGAGTAGCTACTTTTGTTAAGTTTGTTTGAATTGTTAATTGCTTAATTGATTTGGCCGTTACCTCAACATGTTGTCCAGAAGTAGCGTTTAAGAGTTTTAGAGCAATATTACCCTGCTCAATCTTATTTTTAGATTCTGCTACTGCACTAGAGAACTCAATGAGTTTATCAATTTGATTCTGACTAAAACGACCAGATGAAATCATCTTTTTTAAGAGATCACCTGCATCGCTTGCACCTGTAGCAATAGACTTAATGGCATTTTGATAATCTTCATAATCACTGCCAGATAATTTAAATAATTCCTTTTGGATATAAGCAAAACGTTTGATAGCTCCACTAGCATCATCAATTGCATCATTTTGCTGCTCAATCTCTTTGCGTAACCGCACACCCTCTGTTAATGCTTGCACAGTATTTAACTTTATGTACTTATCTGTTAAATCACTAACTGAGTCAGATTGTGTTGCAAGAGACTCTTTGACTTCATCCGAACTGCTGCTTAGTAAATAGAAAGATGCGGCTGTTGCTGCAATTGCTAAACCCATTGGGCTAAAAATCGCCATAAGCGCTGACTTTGCTAAAGCTAAACGGCTAGTAGCAACAGACTGCGCTGTTAAGGCTGCTGATAATCTAGATGAAGCTGCAGACTGTGCTGTTTCCGCAGCAGCAACCTCTAACGCAACTTGAGCTTGTAATCGTCCAAGCTGAGCCATTCGTGTGATGGTAGCCGTGCGACCTTGTTCAGTGATTTGGGCTTTTAAACGAACTTTTTCGAGTTCTATTTCGGCCATGATCTGAGCATGAGTAGCTTTGATGTTCGTTAGTGTCACCTGCGTACTTTGTGCTTCGGCAAGCGCAGATTCCACTTCAGCTTTTGCTGCTGCAATATTTGCATTACGTTCAGCAATTGTGGCAAACACTTGTTTGGTTGACGCAGCAATGCTCGCTTGTACAGCAACCGTTTTTGTTAAAACGGCTTTTGTCATTAAGCCAATACCTATGGCAAATGCACTGTCTGCAATTAAATTCAAATTATTTGCTAATAACTGAATCGATCCTGATAAAGCCTGTGCTGCTCCGCTTCCTTTACCAGCCTCTCCTACAAATTTAGTAATTTCATTATTAAGTAGAGTTAATGATTGACCAATTGTAATGTCAGTTTTAGCAAAAAGAGCATCAACTTCATCTTGGACATTTTTAAGTGCTTTAACGATTTCCTGTGAAGTGATTTTTCCTTCAGCAGCTACTGAACGTAATTCACCTACTGTAATACCCATACCTTTAGCAATTGCCTTTGCTA